AGGTCTGCCAATACCTTGACGCAATGCGACTCGTCATTAGGGTTTAGCCCTAACTGTTCAATCAATTCTATCAGATTGCCAATTGAGCTATCAATCTTGGCCATATGCTTTGCGAAATCAGATTGTTTAGACATTGTGTCACCCCATTAGGATTCGTTTAAGTTGCGGTATAGACAGGCCAGTAATCTTGGCCAGTTGTGAAAGAGTCATATCTGGCTTTGCGTCGTATAGGTCGCAGATATCTTGCGGCGTCATATCGATTCCCCTTATTCAACGATTGCCATAGCGGCACGCTTGCTAGTGCCATGGGCCACAATGGCCACAGACTTGCCCTTAACGCTTGCGCCACCGCAAAGCTTGCAAGCTGCACACTGCACCCTTTCGCCCGCTTCCTTACTTGCCGGGCACAATATTTCTTTCCCCTTGATCAGCGAGTCCAGCGATTTAATAACCCGGAACGTTCTTTCCCCCCTTTGCCATGCCTGTTGCGCTTGTGTGGCATTGTCTGCGCTTGTCATTACAAGCTGGGGCATTGTGTTTGTTTGGTGGGTGTATGCGGTGACATATTCAGCACCGCTTGTCAGGCTATCCCAAATATAGCTAGGAACAGCCATGGGGTCGCCATAACTGCCAAGCCTTACGCCACGCAACAGGCCGATTGCCCGGATTGCATCGTGCCCGCTTGCGACTGGATACTTGCCCGCCTTATACGCCTTGTAAACGCCATTAGGGGCGAACAATAGGTTAACATAGCAAGTGCGGTTTTTGGCCCATCCGGTGGCCTTGTTTGTGGGCTGGCCACGGTGGGGGCAATCGCCGCAAATTGCCTTGTCAGCGCCCGTGCGGCTTGCGGTAATGGGGTCAACGTCACGGTGAAGAATCCATGTTTGAACCATAGAACCTGTTTTCCGGTTGTCGCTTTTGACTTGGGCAATGGCCACAATGGGTGCCCCATCAATCAGGCTTGGGCCTTCATAAATTACAAAAGATTTGCTTGCCATTATTCAGACTCCTTAATTTCTGTTTTTGCGTATTTTAGTGCTGTTTTAAGACAATACATTGCCGTATCTGGCATATCTAGCTCTAAACAGATTAAGGCGTCATAAAGAAAATATTGCCAGTCTGTTTTTAAACCTGCCGTTTTGCGCTCTTGTTGCAATACTGAAAATTGCTCGAAAGTTAACATTATTCCGACTCCTTGTTTGCGATATGATACCCAAAATTACCGAAATATAGATTTACCCCGCCTGTTTCCGACTCATAAATTGCAAAGGTATGGGCAAAGGCGCAAGCGGCAATAATGCCAAGAAATACAGTTTTCATTGTGTAGACTCCTTATTACCGTTTCTAGCGTCAAAAATTATGCGTGTTTCACTTTCTGATATTTCCTCGCAACGAGTCCGATACCCTTTATCAATTGCCCAATTTGTCGCTTTGCATGTGCCAGCATAATTTGAGCAAACATGAATTAACAAACCGTTTGCATAAACAGCGTATTTCATTTTGTCGACTCCTCATAGGTTAGAAAAGTTTTCAGTTAGGAAAGCGGCAACGGCGATTGCCAAGATAAAAGCGCCGATAAATACGAAAAAAGACATTGCATTGACTCCTTAAACGTCAAACCGGATTGTGTATTCAATCCAATTTACAGTTTCATAAGACGCAAGGTCCAACATAAGCTTGCCCAATTCAGAAACACGGCATTCAGTAACAACAAGGCCATTGTGAACATAAGTAAAAAACCCTGTTAAATTACTGATGGTCAAAGCCAGCTCTTTTTGTTGCCACTCTTCGCCGAAATTTGCCACGGCTAGGTATGCTTTCGTGTTGTGTGTCATTTTCGTTTTCCTTGTGTGTTTGTGTTGTCGTCTAAACGTAGCTAAGCAATGTTCGGAAATGTTGTCAATCCCCATTTTTTGATAAATTGATCAATATTTCACGTTTGAAACAATTTGTGATATGTTAAGGGAACAAAACGTAAACAAAACAGATATGCAGAATTTGCATAGCAGCTATGACTTGACAAGTCGCTTTTGTGGTCTGGCACGCTTAACCAAAGCGAACGAATCAACGTGGGAATCGCCTTATGCGAGAACAATACCATTGCGCCTGGACCTATCCAAAAGTAGGGGCGGCCTGTCTCAAAAGTAGGGGGTTGACAAACCGGGGGCGAATCGGATTTACTGAAGAGTCGAGTCGGATTCATACCTATACGAAAGAGAGTTTGACATACTTTCGAGACAGAATCACTACCCGAATCGGTAGGCTATGCGTTTGCACCTGTCAATCTATGCTCTTGCGCTCTTGCCTATACTTTCGAGACAGAATCATATCCGAATCGGTAGGTCTATACCAATGAACCTGTCAACCTATACGAAAGAGAGCTTGACAATACTTTTGATACCGAATCATACCCGAATGAACTTTGACCTATACGAAAGAGAGCTTGACACATACGAACGAGACAGAATCATACCCAAAAGAGTTCGCATTTATACGAAAGAGAGCTTGACACATACTTTTGAGACCGAATCACCTACTTTCGTATGGGTGACCCCAAACTTTCGTGTAGGTGACCCCCTCCAGTGGAAATATAGACCCCCCTCCAGTGGAAATTAAGGCCCCTCCGTGGGAATTTAGGGTTGACCCCACCAGTGGAAAATGCCAGACTGATTCCAAGTTGACCCCCACCGATGGAAATAAGGAGAACCACAATGGAAAGCAGACTGAGAGTGAAAGTGGTTTACGAAGGTGAAATATTGTACACTGACATGCTGACGCGCAAGCAAGCAGAGAAGCTGGTCGATGCCTTTAAGCGTAAGGGCTACGATCTAGAAGTAACCCGATTGGAGGACTGATTATGGATGTAGATGAACACGATGTGCTAGGTTGGATTGAAGACGTAAGGAAATACAGCAAGCTGGTAGAAGCTATGTGGCCAGATGCACCCAAAGAAGTAGAAGACGCTATCGTAGAGGCTATGGGTGGTCTTGATCTGTTGGAACTGAAGCTGAAGGAGTATGTAGAATGAACCTGATTAAAGATCTTGAATATCTAGCCTATGACCTTCGCATCTTGAGTGCTAGGCTGAGTGAAAACAAACGTGCTGCTGACCGGGCACTCAAGAATGATGAGGATGCCGCCAGTGAGGATTGCAACAAGACAGATCGTCTAAGCTGGCTTTTAGACAACATGGCGGATGCCTACTATGATTTTGATTGTCGTCTTGATGAGGTTAAAGAGATCGAAGAGAGATTGCTTGACCTGATCGAGAGTGTAGAATACAATGAGATTCGTAATCAAGCAGTGGAGAAGAATCATGCTTAACAAAGACCAAGTTCGTGAGATACTGGAAGCTAAAGGCACTAAGATCACTACAGTAACCTTCATCAAGAAGGATGGCTCTGAGCGTGTAGTTAACGGGCTGCTAAAGCCCACTAGCAAGATCGTAGGTTCTGATCGTGGTATGGCCCAAGGTGAAGCTATGCGTGCTCGTGGTCAGGTTCCTATCTGGGAGATCAGCAGCAAGTCGTGGAAGTGCTTTTATGCTGACAAGGTAGTGGAGATCAAATGACATCCTTGATGTGCATGGCTGTGGCGGTTTACTTCGAGGCTCGTGGTGAGCCGCTACAGGGCCAGTATGCAGTAGCTGAGGTGGTAATGAACCGAGTTGCTGACATCCGATACCCTAATGATGTTTGTGATGTAGTTTTTGAGCACAAAGCCTTTAGCTTCACCCACGATGGAAAACCTGATCGCCTACCTAAGACTGAGGCTGGTGACAAAGCACTAGAGGTGGCCACCAACGTAATGGATGGGCTGAAGATGGGCATCACGTCCACACACTACCATGCCACCTATGTCAAACCCTACTGGACAGATCACTTTGAGCTTGACGGTATGGTTGGCCAGCACGTATTCTACACCAACAATACCAAATATAAATGAGGCCCCCGTAGTGGAAAACGATCCTAGACTTATCCCCGTAGACGAAATGTGCAACCAGCTACAGCGTGACATTGACGAAATGCAATGGGAAGATCCAAATGCTGACGTGACATTCGAGGAACGGGAACTTAAATGGTTTTTGACACTCAAGCACAAAGGCATCCTCTATGACACAACATTCTAAACGCTACTGGATTAAACCTGAGTATTCACTGGAGTGGATACCTGTAGTATCTGCTGCTGCAATGGTAGCATTTCTTAACTGGACCGAATACAAGTGCGAGGTACATACGTATGATTGAAGCAACATACATCGACCACATGGGCAGTGACCTGTCTGTTGTGAACGCTGCACGGGTATCCTTTGGAAAGGGGAGTTCTTTTAGTAAGAAATGCTTCAACTGCGGAGAAAGTGCTGTCAAAAAGAGTGATATAGTAAATTTGTGGGTGTGCAGCTCATGTCACATTGCAATACAACAGCAAAACATGAAACTCTCTGACCGTGACACTAAGCTGATCCGTTACCTAGCCAAGCACAAGCACCTGTCACCCTTCGGTCATGCCTTTGCATCCTTTCATGTCAAGTGTCCGTTGTTCGTACATGCTCAGCTTGTTAAGCATAAATTTCTCAGGGTAAATACCATCAGCCGTAGATATGTGGATGATAACATTGAGTTCTATGTACCTGACGTGTGGCGTGGCCGTAGTGCTGATAAGAAGCAGGGATCTGAAGGTACTGTTGAAGTATCGACAGGGCTAGTAAAGGCTATGTGCAAAGCCACCCTGCGAGACTACGAATACTTGTTGGGTTGTGGTGTAGCACCTGAGATGGCACGCATGATACTTCCACAGTCATTGATGACTGAGTTCATATGGAGCGGTAGCCTCGATGCCTTTGCTGCCATGTGTGTCTTACGCTGTGCCCCTGACACACAGTATGAGAGCCGCCTACTGGCTGATCAGATCAGTGAGAAGATGGGTGAGTTGTTCCCTGTGTCGTGGCAAGCTCTATTGGAAGGAGAGAAGTGATGAACTTTGAGTATACAAACAAGATGTGGGCGGACATCTTCGAGGAGATGGAGAACAAAGGCGATGCTTTCCTAGACCTGATCGACAGCGTATGTATCGTAAGGCTACGTCAGGTGGTTCAATGGACACTTGAAGAGATGTGGGAGATTAAAGATCGTGCGGAGATTACAGACGGAATGTGGGCAGATTATGCGGAGCTTACCGCAGACCTACACGCAGCTAAACGCTTGCTAGAATACTTTGGGGCTACTTTACAGGAGGACAAGGACAATGCGTGACAGACCGGGAGTTATCGGAGTAGAGAGTGTCCAAGAGCATGAGGATGGTAGTGCTACCTACCAGCTACACATGGATGGCTACGCTCAGGAAATGCTAATAGAAGAGGGCATCAAGTTTATCATGCACTGTGCTGCAGCTAAGATGGACATTAATGATGTGTATGACTGGATTCTTTCTCACGTGCCACCAGAAGAAGAAGAGCCAGAAGCTAAACTCCCAGAAGGTCGAACCCCACTGTCAGATGATTGGTTCCGTGAGAAAGCTGCAGCATTCAGTTTTGATGAGTATGGGTTCTACGGTGAGAACAATGGGCCACTCAAAGACATCCGGCCAATGACAGATGAAGAGCGCCAGAGAGCCGCAGAGAGGGCTAAAGCTAATGGATATGAGTAACCTTACACCAATACTGCTTGTCGCCTCTCTAGCGGCCTCTGTGTGGCTCATATGGCGTGTCAATAAGTTGTATGACCGTGTAGACAGTGTGGAATGGATTGCTCTTATCTTAGCTAAAAAAGATATAGATAGGGACGAGGATGAATATTGATGACATCACTAGAATGTGTCGTTCTCTTGCTTACAAGTACAGAAACTACAACGAGTATGAAGATCTGGTATCGGAAGGTGTACTTGCAGTACTCGAATACCTAGAGAAAGACCCTATGGCCCTCACACAGAGGCTCTACAGGGTAGCTAACGGACGTATGCACGACTACCTGAACATAGACAGCCTACCCGTCACTGTGCCTGCCTCTGACGTTGCTAGGACTATTGCTAGAGACAAGGATGCTGAAATAGATTCCTCATATAGCCCAGAGACCGTGGAGCACTTAAGATCAATATTCAAAGCGGAGAGGGTAGAGGGAAGTTATGAGAATGGTAATGTAGAGATATCAACAGAAGAGGCTTATCTTGAGAAAGAGCGGGCAAGGGAGTTTAACCAGATGCTACGAGACTTGTTGACGCCAGACCAGAACCTGCTTTTGTATATGCGATACGTTGAAGGCATGAGCCAAGAGGAATGCGCAGGCTTTTTTGGGTTGGATAGAACTGGTATCGCAAAGCGTGAATCTAGGATCATAGGTAAGCTGAAAGAAGCTGTGACAAAAATACAACAGTGACGATAAATCTTATTTTGGGCTGTCACATAGGGTCGTGTTAAGTGTGTATTAACTATTGTACCCCCTTTCGCAGTCCGCTATTGGTAGGTCGTCTAGCTAAATAGAGGTCATATGGAACAGACTACTGTGGAACATCAGAATTTAACGCACCAGCCGTGCCCTTATGTTGATTGTGGTAGCAGTGATGGGTTCAGCTACAATACTCGTGGCTTTGGTCGTTGTTTTAGTTGTAATACTCAATACCCATCAAAGTCTAAGGTTCATGCTTGGGCTGCAGAGAAGTATCCTGTAGCTAACGGGCAGCGGGTTTTTGTAGATGAGGCTAAGTTAGACGGTACTCAAAGTGATTATGTTGCTCATCGTGGTGTCTCTGTGCGCACGATGGAAGTGTATAATGTAACCACCACAAAGGATAAGGGTTACCAAGTATACACCTACCCCTCCGGTGGAAAAAAGATGCGTAATCTTAAGGAGAAGAACTTCCACACTACAAAGGGCTTCCCTACAGATGAACTGTTTGGGATGGATAGGTTTACTGCTGGTTGTTCGTCTGTTCTGACGATTACTGAAGGTGAGCTTGATGCCATGTCTGTGTATCAGATGCTGGCAGACAAGAACCCTACTCAAATTTATCCTGTGGTTTCGTTGCCATCAGCAACACCATCGAAGGGTCTGTGGGAAAAGTCTAAGGAGTACTTTGATAGCTTCCAGAAGATCATTTTATCTGTAGATAACGATGATGCAGGTAATGCGATAGCTGACAAGATCGCCAAGCTATTCCCTAATAAGGTCTTTAGGGTGCCCCATGATAGGTACAAAGATGCAAATGAGTTCCTGACAAACAATGCAGCCAAAGAGTTTATTGCTGCGTGGTACAATGCTAAGAAGTACACACCAAACAACGTCCTGAACACCACAGAGGAGTTCATGGAGCTTTACAAGAACACACCTGAGCATCAGTATGTACCTACTGGCATCAACGAACTGGACGCTAAGATCTTAGGTCTCATGCAGGGTCACTTTACTGTAATCAAGGCACCTACAGGTATCGGTAAGACTGAAGTGATGCGCTACCTTGAGTACACACTACTGAAGAAAGATATCCCTATTGCTACGTGGCACCTAGAAGAAACAAAGCTGCGCTCTATCCTTGGTCTTGTGTCGTATGAAGTAAAAGACAACCTGACACGCATGGATCTGATCGAACAGAAACAAGCTAATGATCTTGTGGAAAATGCCATTGCATCTTTAACCAAAGACAATAACCTGTATCAATTCTTCTTAGAGGATGGCCAAGGTGCTGACGAGTTATGCGACCAAATCCGGTTCTTTAGTCAAGCCTGTGGTTGTAAGTATGTCTTTTTTGAACCTATACAGGATGTAGTTACAGGGTCAACAGAGGAGAGCAAAGAACAACAACTTGCAGACTTATCTGTACGTCTGTCTAAGATGGCTGCAGACCTTAACGTTGGCATTGTCACCATTGCACACACAAACGAGAACGGAGACCCTAAATACTGCAAGATGATTGGACAGCGGGCCAGCGTAATCATTGACCTTAGCCGGGACAAAGAAGCTGACAGCGTTGAAGATCGCAACACCACCTATCTCAAGGTAGAGAAAAACCGTCCCTGTTCTCAGGAAGGCCCTGCTGGCAAGATGCGGTTCAACTATGATACGTTCACATTACGAGAGGTGTTATAATGTATAACAAAAATGGAATTGGCTACCAAGACAACGGGTCAAGTAAAGCTGCTGCTGATTTTAATACTGAGGGTAAGTTAACTCTTAGGCAAAAAGTAGCTGACCTTTTTGATAAACATGGTAGGCTAACAGCAGAACAAGTGGCAAACTTATTAAATAAAGCAGAGATTTCTGTTAAACCTCGTATATCTGAACTAAAAAAAGAGGGGTACATAAAAAATTCAGGGGATAAAGTTATAGGTAAGTGGGGGACTTCTATAAGTGTTTGGGAGAAAGTATAATGACAGTATTCGATATCGAAACCGACGGTCTTTTGGAAGATATGACCAAGATCCATGTTCTGGCGTGGACAGGAAAAGATGGTGAGGTACACCACACAGGTGACTATGATGCAATGCGTCTTTTCTTTGAACAATCTGATGTTCTGGTAGGCCACAACATTATACGCTTCGATATCCCCGCAGTGGAAAATATCCTTGGCATCAAGGTTAAGGCCCGTCTAATCGACACCCTAGCTTTGTCGTGGTATCTAAACCATGATCGACCCAAGCATGGCCTTGAGGGCTACGGTGAGGACTATGGAGTACCAAAGCCAGTAATTGAGGACTGGGACAGCCTGACGTATGAAGAGTATGCCCACCGTTGCACTGAGGACGTTAAGATCAACACTCGTTTGTATCGGGATTTGATGATCAAAATGGACGAGATTTACGACGATGAGAGCGATAAGGAACGTATGATTGATTACCTGTCGTTCAAGCTAGATTGTGCCCGTGAGCAAGAGACCCTACGGTGGAAATTAGATGTAGAGAAAGCCCAGCAATACTTGACAGAATGGGAGGCCCTGAAGGAAGAAAAGACCCGTCAACTGGCTCAAGTTATGCCGCCTGTTGTTAAGATGAGACGTGTTACCCGGCCCGAGAAAATGTATAAAGCTAACGGAGAAACGACTGTAGCTGCGGAAAAGTGGTTTGATTATTGTGCGGAATACCGCGTTTATCCTGACGTAAACTACATTGATGTTGTGCATAGTAAGACGCAGGGTAACCCAAGTTCAGACATACAACTAAAGGAGTGGCTGTACAAACTGGGCTGGGAACCTCGTACATTTAAGTTTCTCCGTAATAAGAAAACGGGGGAGGAAAAGAATGTACCTCAAGTCAGAAGAGACGGAGAGCTATGCCCTTCGGTTGCAGAACTGGTGGATAAGGAACCCAATATTGGTCTGCTTGATGGCCTCAGTGTTCTTACTCATCGTATTGGAGTACTCAAGTCACTGCTTAACGAGGAACGTGGAGGATACCTGCAGGCAACTGTTGCTGGGCTCACTAACACCCTCCGCTTTCGTCACGCAAAGCCATTGGTCAACTTGCCATCGATTGATCGGCCATACGGTAAACAGATCAGGGGCGTACTAACCTGCCCAGACGGTTATGTTTTGTGTGGTTCCGATATGACTTCGCTAGAGGACACTACAAAGAGGCACTACATGAAGCCACTAGATCCAGACTACGTAGAAGAAATGTCACAACCGGGCTTTGACCCACACCTCGACCTAGCTAAACACGCAGGTGTGATCACACAAGAAGACATCGATAAGCACAACTCTGGGGAACGGTCTCTGAAAGCCCTGCGAAAGAACTACAAGGTAGTTAACTACAGCGCCACCTACGGCATTGGTGCAGCTAAACTGGCTCGTGAAACTGGTATGACTAGCAAGGAAGCACAAGCCCTGCTGGATGCCTTCTGGAAGCGTAACTGGTCTGTACAGACTGTATCTGGCAACCTGCGTGTAATTGAGCGCAGGGGCTATATGTGGCTGCAGAACCCTGTGTCTAAGTTTTGGTATTCTCTGCGGTCAGACAAAGATCGTTTCAGCACCCTGAACCAAGGCACTGGCGTCTTTTGCTTTGATAGCTGGGTAAAGGAGATACGGAAGATGGGCGTACAAACTATCGGCCAGTTCCACGATGAAGTAATCGTCTTAACTAAAGTTGGTGAGGAAGATGTAACAAAGAACAAGCTAGAGGATGGCATTCGCCGTGTGAACGACGACCTGCAATTAAACGTCAAACTTGGTGTAGATGTGCAGTTTGGCAACACTTACGCAGAAATACACTAACGGGTAGATTTTTTCTCCAAATGGAGTCACATTTACCTACTTTAAGTGTGTAATAATAATTACCCCCGACAACAAAAGGATACCGAATATGCCGCAGTATGATATGGAAATGGTTCTACAATGGGCGAAAGTCTTCCCTGAGAATGCAGACATGGGTGACCCGGCAGG